TATCTGATTATCTCCTGTGCCCACATCCCTTTTCGCCGCTTCTCCCAAACCAAGGTATGTGAGAAGACCAGCTACATCCTTTCCACTCAAATTAGTCAGCGTATTGTCCAGCGGTTGTTTACCTGCCAGCGCATTCAGCATTGTCGTGGCAAAGTTCGGATCATTCCCCAGCGCCGCTGCCAGTTCGTTCAGTGTATCCAGTGCCGCAGGTGCAGAACCCACCATTGCCGCAATCGCCGATTTCACAAAAGCCGTAGTGGCAATCTGTGTATTGTTGACCGACTGCGCCGCCGTGGGGGCTGTTGGCGTTCCGGTGAGTGCCGGACTCAACAACGGTGCTTTTAGTGCCAGCGCATTGTTAATGGTGGTACTGAAATTCGGATCATTGTTAATGGCTGCGGCTATTTCTTTCAGCGTGTCCAGCGTGGCTGGCGCACCATTAATAAGGGCCGTCAGTGCCGCCTGTACAAACGCAGTGGTCGCAACCTGCGTGGTATTATCCCCCGCCGCTGGCGTTGGCGCTTTGGGGGTTCCGGTAAATGTCGGGCTGGCTTTTGGCGCGTACTGTGAATGCGGGTCCGGTGCGGCAAGATGTTTTGCCATCTGATCATCCGCGTACACCTTCAGCTCCAGTGCCTTGTCATCCACATACTTGCGGGTTGCCAGCACTACAGCAGGGTCGATTTTCAGGGTGATATTGTCCGTGCTGCTGGTAATCAGCACCATGCGCACGGTCTGAGTGCGCCCGCTGCCTTCAGCCAGTTGCGGCTTATAGCTTTCCGGGCAGTTGCCCACGGCAATCAATGCCCCGGACTCATCAAACAAGCCCACTTCACGTATCCACCAACCGCCCTCGTTTTCAGGGATCACCTGTTCGGCAATAATCTGGCTGCTGTTCTGCGGGTCGATATAGAGCATATTCAGCGCAGCCCGGCGTTTCTCATTTACCAGTGCCGTCTGCTTTGCGTCCGGCGTTGGCAATACTCCGCCGCCATCGCCGACCGCCATATGGGTAATTTTTAGCGGCACACCGAGCGCGGCGGCGCTGGCAAGTTTCGCCGCGCCAATATCCGTCAGCAGGGTATAAAATTTTGTGCTCATGGATTCACTCTCATTGTGTCAATAACATGGACCGCCCCGCCTTCATGCGCAGTGCCGCCAGAAATAATTGTTTCGTTGATATACGGATAGATCGTGATTTCTTCGCCAAGATAGCTGGCGGCCCCCACCCAATGCGGACCGCTGGTCTGCAGATTGATGGACATGCCGATCATGTGACGGCTACATGGTTTGGCATCGCTTATCAGCCGCTCAAGTTCCAGATAGGTATCTTCAGTGATGCCCTGGTTCTGCACGCCGATATCCAGGCGAAACGTGCCCGGTGTTTCTCCGGTCTGCCACCACTCAATAATGCGGATCAGGAATCCGAACGGTTCCACCACCCGCCGCACGGCACTGGTAGTTCCTTTATGCTGATGAATATAAAAAGCATCCTTCACTACCAGGCGTTTGACGCTTTCTGTCCAGCCCTCGTCCCAGCGATCCACAGAGAACGCCCAGGCGAGATAAGGCAGGAAGCTGACCGGACAGGTAGCCGGATTCCACAAGTCACGCAGCGGCACCTGCAGATCAGAAATCCCGCTACAGGTTTGCGCCAGTCGGCGCTCCAGTGAAGTTGAACCCGGTGGCAGCAGACTATTCATCCGTTCCTCCGTTGGTTACGCTCCACTGCGTACATGATGCCGCCTGTGTTTTGTTCAGGACCACATCCGCCAGCGGAGAAGCCAGCTCCACACGCTGCACACCCTCAACATGCAGGGCGGCAAAGATGGCGCTACGGCGAATATCCCGACCAAGACGCGTCTGACTGGCGATGTACTTCTGCAGGCTGGCTTTTGCCGCTGCCATTACCGGCTCTGCTTCCGGTCCCGGATAGAGAAAAATGGTGGCTTCCACGCGATACGGGATGATTTCTGCGCTGCGAACCGTCAGACGGTCAGCCACCGGGCGGACGTTCTCACTGTTCAGAGCTTTTTCCACCACGTCCAGCAGGTCTTTTTCTGCAGTTCCATCGCCTTCGCGGCTAAGGACAGTCAGCACCACCTCTGCAGGCGCCGGACTGGTTGCACTGGCATCCGCCACCCGACCGTCAGCGCTTCGGGCATGAAATTCATAAGCTGCAGTTGGTCCCGCAACTGAAAGCCCCTCAAAGGCTGCAGGCACACGCAGGCGTAACGCTTCATCGCTTTCCATCACTGCCGCAACGGGCGGCACAGCGTCATCATCAGCAGGCGTCACCGTCAGGCGTTTCACGTTGTAGTTGGCAGCGAGCTGGTCAAGGTCCCCGCCCATCGCGTAAGCCACCATCACCGCCTGTGCGGCTTCGTTAATGCGCTGGCGCAGAAGCAACTCACGGTACGCGTTCTCCTGCAACAATTTGGTGACGGGTTCAGATTCCAGTTCCAGCGTACGCATCACAGCCTCCTGTTCATCTTTCGGATGAAGCGCCACAAATTCTGCCTTGCGTTCGGCAAGCAGCGTCTCAAAGTCGGGCACATCCACAATCTGCGGCGCAGGCAACTGCGAAAGGTCAATCACTGCCATTCTCTGCTCCTGTTGATACGGAAAAGGAAACAGGCACACCGTTATTACGCCGCCCGGTCAGCTCCACCACCGTTGAACCGTCAAAGTTGCTGTTGATGGTGATGGAATCCAGCGTCAGGCGTGGCTCCCAGCGACTCAGCGCCACATACACTGCCGACATGACCTGCAGGCGTAACGCCGGATTTTGTGGCTGGTCTATCAGTGCCGACAGCAGGGAACCATATTCCCGACGGGCAATGCGGCTACCCTGCGGCGTCAGCAAAATATCCCGCACCGACTGGCGCAGATGGCCAATATCAGTAATGGTTTTACCGCTGGTATTATTCATACCGATATAAAGCGTCATACCGGGCCTCCGGTGGTATCACCGCCTTTCAGGACGCCTGTATGCTGATGCGTATCAACCACGATTCCGTTAGAACTCATTGCACCGCCGCCCTGGGTAACGCCACCATTGATCACCACTTCGCTGTTAATGCGCGTGCGGTCAGCCTCCAGTACAAACTCACTGGTTTTCAGGGTGATGTTGTCAGTGGCCTCAATGACCATGGATTTGATGCCCCTGACATACCAGCGCCCGGTGGCGGGTTCGTATTCAAACCAGCCACCGTCCGGGTATTCCGTCACGTTACCGTCCTCAGAGTCTGAAGGTGGCGGAAACTGGTTTGAGTAGACCGCAGGCAGGGCAAACGCGGTTTCCAGATTGCCGCCAAGGCTGAACAGCACAACCTGCTCACCCACAGACGGTTTCCACCAGGTGCGCGATTTGCCCGCGCGCAGTGTCAGCCAGTTAATCCAGTTGGTTTCAAGGTCGCCCGTTTTCACCCGACAAAGCCAGTTTTCCCGGTCCACTTCGGTGACTACACCAGTGCGGATCAGATTGGTGATAAGGCGCATGATTTCTGTTAGTTGAGCGTTCATGGCAATTAGATTGCCAAATGCTGCCGTCATTAGGATAGGATTTAAAGCTGTGCCATTTCTGGCACAACTTAGGGAGATTATTGTGTTAGATCATTAAGTATTGGTGCAATCTCATCGTAAGAGTCGATCCAAATAACATTCACGCCAAATGAATTAGCATCGATTTCTTCAAAAGTATGCACTGTCTGTAAAAGAGAGGTCGCGATTGCATCCTCATTAATATTCAGTTTATTATCAAATCCATTTCTTGAGTCACTAACAATTCTTTGAATATTAGCAATCACATCTTCTTTCGAATGTCTACACTTAATTAAATAATGAGGTTTAGAATCATTCCCTCTAAGTTTTTTGGCTGTATCCATCAACCTTCTGAGGTTTGGATCTGTAAAGGAATGACCAACAAACAGGCAATTTCCATCTTTGAATTTATTCAACTGAACCATATTGCTCCAATGGTATAAATCCATGTATTGCCTATGATAGCTTTCATCAGAAAGGACTAGCGTGTCATCGAGTTCAACTTTCCCCTGCAATGGGAGATAGCCATGCACATGGTAGATCGGCAGTTCATCATTTTTTGCATGCTGCCCCGTCTTTGAAATCACCTTATACTTTATACCAACATCAGCTCTAGTTAATGTCTGTTCCAAAATATCATCATAGTTATATGTAATAACGGAATCTAGACCTGGTGACTTGCCTGCCGATATGCACAATTTCTTGATTGCTTTCAATGTACTGCTTTCTTCCTCCTGATAATATTCATACAAAACATGCTGAATTTCTTTTTCCAAGGGAGTATTAATACCATCAAAGTGTAGTTTTAGATATCTGGCTGCTATGAGTGCGTTCGGACCGAAAACCTCATTAAACAAAACCGATACCATTTTCTGATTTTCATTTTTATCATCCAAAGCTCTTGCCAATAGCCGCTTTAATAATTCACTCCATGTTGGTATGCTGTAATCTAAAGAAATGCCAGCACCTAAAACAAGAACTAAATTCTCCTCTTTAAAAGAGGTCTTCAGGTTCCTCAATACCGTAGTTCTTGTCGCTTGAGAATGGCCCTTTACTTTTATTTCTAAATTTTTGATAGCATTTGAAGTTAGTTTTTCTATACCACCTGAACGTAGAAAATCCGCGATAATTGCAAAGGTTGATGTTTGAACTGACGTTGCTGTCGTAGCAACCTCTGCCGCTATGGCCATGGCATCTGCCATAGAGTTCGCTTTTGGTGGTTCAGACTCACTTTTATCTAAATTTGATTTATCAGCTTTGGGGGACTCATCTTGCTTTTTCATACTCACCGCTTGTACAAATAGTTATATGTCAAATTAAACATACAGTGTTTAGAAGCATAAAACCTTGTAGAAGCTAGCAAAAGCGTGAATCTTCACCCCATTAAGTAACTAGATAAAATTGTTTTAATTTGAAGAGTAGCTTCATCGTTGAAACCCAATAGCCGCCGCTCAGCATAACGTACCTCCGGCCCCTTACGACTAACACGATCACGCAGGCCGTAGTGATGAACGCGGGCAATGCGCTGCACCTTACCTTCAAACTGCACGCTGGCAGAATCGGCGCTGGCGGCAGTTTTCAGGTATTTTTTGGTGCGCAGCTTTGCAAACATCTGACGTTTGATACGGCCTTTTTTACTGCGTGCTGTTACCCGTCGCGGTTCATAGCTGCTGCCGTCAGGGTTGCGCTGCATCCTGATATTCTGCTGCTGTGTCCGGCGAAGTTCCTGCGCCAGCTGGCGCATCATGCGGCTTCTCGAGGCTGGTTCCAGATTCGCCAGCAAGGCACTCAACCAGTCGTCCACCTTCTGCAATTCAGCCACGTTTCACCGTCCACATTTCTTCAGGTTCATCGGGTTCCGCTACAGCTTCAACACTCGACACACTGCCATCAGTGCTGACCAGCACACGCTCCGTCAGTTGCAGGTTAAGGCTGATATCACAGACATCATTGCGCAGAATATCCACCTCAAAGGTGAATAACTTTTCCCGTAACGCCGGGTTATTGATGGCATCAGGCTGATTATCCCGCAGCCACAGCAAAACCGGGGCCATCAGCAGATTCTGGTCGCCGCTGAAATCCTCAATCACCACGTTCAGGGTATAGCGGTACTCCCATGACATGGAGCTGGCCCCCGTGGCAACCAGCAAACCGTTATCCACAAACAGATGCAGTTTGTCCGGGTTATTGCGGACATAAGGCACTGCTTTATTGAGGGCGTGGCGCAGGGATTGTGGTTTGTTCACTGTTTCGCTCCTGACACGCAATAATCATGTCCACTTTGTCTGCACAGACCGCCCAGGCGGCCTCCGTTTCATCCAGCAACGCGTTCAGATCACCGTTAGTGCGCGGCGTTGCCTGATCCAGCCGACACGGCGTCACTCGCGGACAACCACTGACGGTAAGCTGCACCTCCGGTGAATACCGGACGTTTTCGCAGCCGGATAATGTCAGCAGGCAAAGGAGTATCAGCCCAGCGGCGTAAATCCTCGTTCTCACGTTTCAGTTCCTCGATCCGGTGTTGTCGTTGTCTCAGCAGCGCGCTGGTCTGTTCTGCTTCGGCATAGAGCCGCGCCTGCTCCCGGTTATTGGTTTCAGCCAGAATGGACAGACTGATCAGCTGGCTATTTTTCTTCGTTAGTTCGTGCGCTTTACTTTTCAGCTCCGCGCGCTGCGTTTCGATGGTGTGGCTGGCGCTGTTAAGCCGCCACGACTGCCAGCCCAGCGCAACGAGTGCCAGCGCCGCCACTACCGCCAGCGCACGCGTCATAGTCCAGCTCCTTTAAGGCACCAGGCCATCTCCCGCGCACGGCGGTTATCCAGCCCCTGATTAAACACACCTTTCACATAAACCCAGCGCGGCAACTGTCGGCACGCTTCTGCCCAGCGCCGCTGATTGAGTAATTTCACCAGTGTGGAACTGCAGGCATTGCCCGTTCCCACGTTGAAGGCAAACGACACCGTAGCGTCATATACCTTCTGCGGCGGCTGTTGCTTCACACACCTTTCCAGCGCCCGCTCCACACGCAGCACGTTGGAAATCAGCCCTTCTGCTGCCTGTCGTTCCGTGATTGTTTTGCCGGGAATGACGCCCGATGTATTACCAATGCCGTCGGTCCAGACACCCGCGCTGCACTGATACGGCTGCAGACGACAGCCTTCGTAATCGGCAATCAGTTTCAGCCCCTCCACGGAGGTGTGAAGCTGCTGAAAACCCGGCAGCGTGGCAGCAACAGCCAGCACGGCCCCGATAAGGCAGCGTTTAACGATTGATGGATTCATAGTCCTCCCGCGAGATCTGCCCGTCGCGCAGAAGCTGGTAGGCTTTGTGTTTGTAGTACCAGTTGATAGCCAGCATCAGCACACCGATCATCAGGCCGCCCAGCGTTGAGGCATCCTTGATGGACAAATCGCCCAGCCAGGCCAGCACGACGGCGATGCAATACGTGATAAAGGCGCTGATTCGCTCAAGCGTCATAATTCAGTCCCATAGCTGGACGGTCTGCACGGTGGTGGTAGTCGGAATGTCCGGCAGCTCCACCTGCAGCCCGTGAGGTAAAAAGGGGCCGTATTCGGCAAGCCCCGGATTTGCCTTCAGTACCTGCTCCGTGACACCCTGCGTGCGCCCGTAATGACGCCAGCAAAGCGCGTCCACCGTGTCATACTGATGCGCACGCACTTTCATCAGATAAGCTCCACTGTGCAGTGAGGCGCATCCTGTACCCGGCTGATGGCCCAGCGGGCGTCACGCCACAAATCACCGCTGGCTTCTGCCAGTTCCTCGCCTCGCTTCACACCGGATGCCGTGGCGTCATAGTCCTGGTATCGTTCGTTGAGCATGGCGCGTGCCCAGCAGTAAACCGCGTTGAAATAGTGCTGAATGCGCTCACTTTTCCCGTCCAGCTGTTCCGCCGGAACCTCTGCCAGCGACGCATATCCCAGCATCTGCTGGCGTCTGCGAAACTCATACAGCTCTGCGTTGACCTCCGAAATTGCCGACAGCGCAACCTGCTTTAAACGCGGCTGCGTCACCGTGCCGTCAGTGCGCATGACACTGCGAAACTCCGACAGGTCCACATCAGGCCAGAAAGGCGTATTTCTGATGATTTCTGCCTGTTCCGGTGCCTGTTCTGGCGCAACAAACTTCATGCTGCTTTCTCCTGAAATAAAGGGCGGTGGACGGGGTTTTGATGTGGCAGTACCTTTCGCCACCCCGTGCCGCCCGTGCGCGGGGCACGTTCTGTCAGCGGCTTTCATTGCGCAGTCTGCGCTCCAGCTGCTGTTTGTCTTTTTTCACGCCACAGCGGGGATCGAGCTGTAACGCATGGTTAAGATGATTAAGGGCGGACGCCGGACTGCTTTCACTCAGGACAGCGCCAATCGCTTTATGCAGACGCGCCCGTGACTGGTCCGGCATATCCAGACCGTCTGTCAGTTCCAGCGTCTGCAGCAACAGATCGGCATCAAAGCCGGTGGCGGCAAGCATTGCGCTCTGCGCGGCGTCTGCCATTTCCTCTGCCAGCACGGTCTGCACGTTGCGGTTACCCAGCGGCATCACCCAGCCATGACGCAGGGCATGACGCCCGATCTCCAGCGCCCCGGCATAATCTCCGGCATCAATGCGCCACAGCATCACGTACATCAGCACGTCATCCTGTTGAGCGCCTCCGGCAGCCAGGACACCCTCCGCCCAGGCGGCGTACTTCGGCAGCAACTCCACTTTGATTTCCGCTTTTTTGACCGTGGACTGAACGCCCTTGAGACGGCGTCGGTCTTCCGCCAGTTGCAGCAGCATCAGGTCATAGCCCGACGCGTGGCGAACGCTGCCGCCCTCGCGGGCGGCCTGTTCAGCCTGAACGCGCAGGCGATGCTGCCGTGCGGGACTCAGGCTCATGGATTACGCTCCGGTTTCTGCTGCGGCGGCGCTGAAGTCGCCAATCTGGATGTTTTCCACCAGTGCGGCGCAGCGGTAGTCCTCAACCACATAGGCTTCGTTAACGGATTCAAAGTTTTCAATCCGGTCACGTTTCGGGTTGTCGATAACTGAACGGCGACGGGTGTCTTCCTGCCAGTAGATGGACAGGTTATCCAGACGGGTGATCAGCAGTGCATTCGGCGGGAAGAACGGCGCACGCACGGCCTGCAGGCCCCCCATGCGCTTCTGACTGATGATCATATCGGCAGCCAGTTTTTCACTGTTTTCCTGCTCTTTGTTGACCAGCGGGAAATACTTGTCAGACAGCAGTTCACGCCCGCAAATCACCACCAGATCGTCATCGTCCTGGTAGACCACATCGATAAGCTCATTGACGGCATCCATCACCACGGCGTCCAGGTTGGCATATTCGCCACCTTTCCCGACTTTCACCGCACCCGGTGTGGTTTCACCGCCCGTGGTGGTGCTGCCCATGACGTGATCCGGTGCATCTTCACGGATTTTCTGCAGCCAGCCTTTGTTCACATCCTGCAGCAGCGGGTTTTCGCTACGGTTGGAGGTTTTCGCACGCTTCACGCCGTTAAAGCCGATCATGATGCGGTCCAGAGCCTGACGTTTCACGATGGCGTCACGGATGCGCACCTGGAAATCCTGAAACTTCGCCCACAGGTCCAGCTTCGCGTAGGTCAGCACCGTGTCAAAGTTGGTCTGCTCGCATTTATATTCCACATCGACCATCAGCGTCGGATCGACAGGTTCACGCTCTTTCGCGGTGGTGTCAGTGGTTCCGGCAATGGTGCTGCCAACTCCCAGCCCCAGCAGCTGACCGGACTGCTCAGTCACTGGCGTGACGTTAATCAGCGTCAGGAAAGCGGCGGACTGCTGGATCTGGTCTTCCAGCGTCTGCTGCACAGACGGCTCCACAGTGAACTTGCTGGACAGTTCTTCAACTGCCACACCGTTCAGACGCGCCAGCTGCTGCAGGTAAGCGTTAAAAGCAAAGCGGGTATTCTTCTTCATCGGGTTTTGTGCTCCATCAGCAATTGGTCAGAGTGTCAGCGGGGGCGTTACCGCCTGTTGCACGCTGGCGGTAGTCCTGGCGGCTGTCTTCATGACTCAGCTTGTCCACCAGTTCGTTAAAGGCGGTCTGCTGTGCCTGCAGGGCAGTCTCCAGCTCAGACAGACGTTCTTCCTGCTCAGACAGGGATTTTTCGGTGCGTGCGCTCAGGTTTTGCTGCTCAGTGGCGACCAGCTCCACGGCCTTATGCACATCAGAGAACCGGGCATCGTCGGACTGCTCTTTTTTGGTAAACAGCGCCGTGACACGGGCAAACAGGGAGGGTTTGTCATCCTGGATTTCTTCCAGTTCGATCACCGTTTCCTCTGCAGCGGTAAAGAGATTGGCAGGATTCTGCTTGCGGTTTGCCAGCGGGTTATGGGCTGCACTGGCGCTGAATGTCAGCATTTCAGTGCCCAGACTGGCAGGGTCATCAGTGGCAGCCAGGCCGACCAGGTAGGCTTTGCCCGTATCAGCAAACTTCGGGCTGACTTCCATAGAGGTGAATAATTTCTGGCCTTTTTTCACCAGCTCCACCAGTGATTCCGTTGGCTCAACGTCGGCATACAATGCCATCTTGCCTGCCAGCGGACCTTCCGTGATTTCTTCAGCAAACAATGCCGTCACCTTGCCGTAGCGATTAAAGGTGCTGTCCGGCAGATAAGACTTGATGTGCTCAAGGTTAATCAGCGCGGTATACACCGCCGGGTTGTAGCTGGCTGCCATCTGTTCCAGCCATTCACGCTGGATTTCGCGTCCGTCGGTGGTGGCACCTTCCACCCCGATGCGAAAACGCTTTGCTTTCACTGTCATGAGCCGTGCTCCGTTAGAAAAAACTTACTGGAGCCTTATGGTTGCGGTGATGGGGGCAGTGAAACAATGCGCGGTATTTGTACCGACAACCACACAAACCGCAGGCGGGGAAAGCCTTCATTCAAGGCTGTAGGTTTGTGCCATGAACACCACACTGACACCCGCAGATCTCGATCCCCGTCGGCAGGCCATGCTGCTGTACTTTCAGGGATACCGCGTAGCCCGCATTGCTGAAATGCTGGGCGAGAAAGTTGCAACCGTTCACAGCTGGAAAAAACGCGACAAATGGGGTGACTATGGGCCGCTGGATCAGATGCAGCTCACCACCGCCGCACGCTACTGCCAGCTCATCATGAAGGAGCACAAAGAAGGGAAAGATTTCAAAGAGATTGACCTGCTGGCGCGCCAGTCGGAGCGCCACGCGCGGATCGGCAAGTTTAACAATGGCGGCAACGAAGCCGACTTAAACCCTAACGTCGCCAACCGCAACAAAGGCCCGCGCCGTCAGCCGGAAAAGAATGTCTTCACCGATGAACAGACCGAAAAGCTGGAGGAAATCTTCCGCAACGGCATGTTTGAATATCAGCGCCACTGGTGGCAGGCAGGCGTAAAACACCGCATTCGCAACCTGCTTAAATCACGCCAGATCGGGGCAACATACTTTTTTGCCCGCGAAGCGCTGATTGACGCCATCACCACGGGGCGCAACCAGATTTTTCTCTCAGCCAGTAAGGCGCAGGCACACGTTTTTAAGCAGTACATCATCGACTTTGCAAAAGAGGTGGATGTTGAGCTGAAAGGCGACCCGATGACCCTCAGCAACGGCGCGTGCCTGTACTTCCTCGGCACCAACGCCCGCACGGCGCAGAGCTACCACGGCAACCTGTACCTTGATGAATATTTCTGGATACCGAAATTCCAGGAGTTGCGCAAGGTTGCCTCCGGTATGGCCATTCACAAGAAATGGCGACAAACCTACTTCTCCACGCCGTCCAGCCTGACCCACAGCGCCTATCCGTTCTGGTCTGGCGCGCTGTTCAACCGGGGCCGCGCCAAAGCAGACAAGGTGGACATTGACCTGACCCACAGCAACCTTGCGCGCGGCGTGCTCTGCCCGGACGGACAATATCGCCAGATCGTCACCGTAGAGGATGCGGTGCGCGGTGGCTGTAATCTGTTCGACCTTGACCAGCTGCGCATGGAGTACAGCCCGGACGAATACCAGAACCTGCTGATGTGCGAATTTATTGACGATCTGGCGTCAGTATTCCCGCTCAGCGAGCTGCAGGCGTGCATGGTGGACAGCTGGGAAGTGTGGGCAGATTTTCAGGCGCTGGCGCTGCGCCCGTTTGGCTGGCGCGAAGTCTGGATCGGATACGACCCGGCGAAAGGCACGCAGAACGGTGACAGCGCCGGGTGCGTGGTGGTGGCACCACCAACCGTACCGGGCGGCAAGTTCCGCATTCTTGAGCGGCACCAGTGGCGCGGGATGGACTTCCGCGCCCAGGCTGACGCTATCAAAAAGCTGACGCAGCAATACAACGTGACCTATATCGGCATCGACTCGACCGGCGTCGGTCACGGTGTCTACGAGAACGTGAAAGCGTTCTTTCCTGCCGTGCGGGAGTTTGTCTACAACCCCAACGTCAAAAACGCCCTGGTGCTCAAGGCATACGACATTATCAGCCACCGGCGTCTGGAGTTCGACGCCGGGCACACCGACATTGCGCAGTCCTTTATGGCTATCCGCCGGGCCACTACCGCCAGCGGCAACCGCCCAACCTACGAAGCCAACCGCAGCGAAGAAGCCAGCCACGCAGATTTGGCCTGGGCAACGATGCACGCACTGTTTAACGAACCGCTGCAGGGTGAATCCGCCAATACCAGTAATATCGTGGAGATTTTTTAATGAGTGAACAAAACGAGGCCGCAAGTCTGGGGACTATCGATCCACAGCACCTGCCTGACAAAGCAGCCACAGCCGAAGCATTCAGCTTCGGCGATCCGATCCCGGTGTTAGACCGTCGCGAACTTCTTGACTATGTAGAGTGCGTACAGATGGATCGCTGGTATGAGCCGCCTGTCAGCTTTGACGGACTGGCGCGGACTTACCGTGCCGCGGTGCACCACAGCTCACCGATTGCCGTAAAGCGTGACATTCTCAGCAGCACTTACATCCCGCACCGCCTGCTCAGCCAGCAGGCTTTTGCCCGTTTCGTCCAGGACTATCTGGTATTCGGTAACGCCTATCTGGAAAAACGCACCAACCGGCTCGGCGGCGTTCTCTCACTTGAGCCAGCACTAGCGAAATATACACGGCGTGGAGTGGACCTCGAAACCTACTGGTTTGTGCAGTATGGTCTGACCACACAGCCATATGAATTTACGCGTGGCAACGTCTTCCATCTGATGGAACCGGATATTAACCAGGAGATTTATGGGTTGCCCGGCTATCTCTCCGCTATCCCATCAACCCTTCTCAACGAGTCCGCAACGCTATTTCGCCGGAAGTATTACATCAACGGCAGCCATGCTGGCTTCATCATGTACATGACTGACGCAGCGCAGAATCAGGAGGATGTGAACAATATCCGCCAGGCAATGAAAAGCGCCAAAGGACCAGGTAATTTTCGCAACCTGTTTATGTACTCCCCCAACGGGAAAAAAGATGGTATCCAGATCATTCCATTGTCCGAGGTGGCAGCAAAAGATGAATTTCTGAACATCAAGAACGTGAGCCGCGATGACATGATGGCAGCGCACCGCGTTCCGCCGCAAATGATGGGAATTATTCCCAACAATACAGGCGGTTTTGGTGATGTAGAAAAAGCCAGTCGCGTATTTGTTCGCAATGAGTTAATCCCCTTGCAAAAACGTTTGCAGGAATTAAATGACTGGCTTGGGGAAGCAATAATTACATTTTCACCTTATGAATTGGGTGCAGATGTAAAATAATTGGTTCTAGCCTCTATTTTTTCTTCTATCCTCACGCCTTTCTTTTGCCTGAGCAAGGCGTTGAGGTTCAGTATATAAACGTTCCAACAATATATAAGTGAACTCTTCAAGGTCCTCCGCAGCCGCGTAATCTAAAGCTCCTTCATGCGCGCCATCATTGCCATCATCTTTCACACATTCAGCCAAGTCTCTTAAAGTCTCTGGCAACCGCTGATTATCAAACAACCAATTCATTCTTAACCCTAAGCTTCGCCGTATTTTTTGATTTGGTTCAGTATCTCCCTTAGGTAATAAGTCCTTAGTTGCATAATCCAAACATAACCTAAACATAGTTCCTGCTGCGTTATAGCAACCAATAGCTAAACACTTAGAACCTTCTACAAAAGCTTCGTGTATATGCTGAGGCAAAAATTCTGGCGGTTCTCCTGCATCTAAGTCTGCTGGACTAATTGGGCGTTTGACTTTTGCAATATCAGTTAGCTTAAATAAGGCCATGCCCCAGTTAATGCTGCTAAGATCACGTCCCCGATCTAAGCTATCACAAATATATATCGTTGTTTTCTTACACTCCCTGCATACACAATATACCTCATATTCGGGTAAATTATCGCCGGAAAATGTTTCATACGTACCGCAGCAGTTTGCCCCTAGAACATCAAATGCTATTTTTTGCGCACCACACCTTGGGCAGTTTTCCACTAACATAGCCATGCAACAGATATCCTTGAAATGGTGATTATTTGTATGTTCTAAATACCATAATTTCTTACTGACAACCATGAGCGCGCGCTCGTATCCCCGCCACGCCTGCCCGCTTTATGCAGTGGTTTTCATGCACATGCATGACATGAGCAAAAGCCCGCCAGTTCTGGCGGATCTGAGCAAAGACGATCCTCAATCGATCATGCGATTTCATGCAGCATAGTCATGCACTGTCAAGGAAGTGAAAATCCGTATCTGAATGGCCACTTGAAAAACGGATCATACGGGTTTACAAAGATGAATGTTCGCTGTGAACGGGAAGCGGAAGTTAACTTTCAGATAACATAATCCATATGCACGAGAACCTCTAAAATAGAATGGGACACCTAAGCGGGGTACTTACAACGATTCTTTCCATATTCACAGTTAACACTCTGTTTGGCGTATTTTTATTCAAATAGCAAACACCAATAAAAGGAGTTTCCATGAACAATATTCCCCCTATACCACAGTTAGGAATTTATGTCTCAAAAATCGATCCCACCCTACGTATCACTGTAACCGATGTTGATATTGTTGATGGTGAGGATGATTCTCCTGATGATGAATTGTTTTATTTAGTCCACTGGATCGAGGGGGAAGATGAAAGTGATATGACAGCAATGGGATTTGAGCTAGACCCATTAGAGTGGCAGGCTTTCGTTGAATCTGAGCAATTAGTGTTTGAGCGTGATCCGTACATGGATTCAATCCCCGAAAATTCAAACTTGGCAAAGATTCGGGATTTTCTCATGAAGACTAAACAGAATGATCATTCGTAAGTGTAAGCATCCATCAGGAAAATGGTTTTGTAAGTGAATCATCAACTTTTAGAGAGTCTCAGACACTCCCACTTCTGCTTCTGACACAAAGCGGACGATCACTTATCAAAATAACCGCCCACCTTACGCCTTATTTCACTCATTGCCCAAACTAGCCCCCATCAGAATGAATCCTCCTGGGGGCAACATTTCTTAATGCAGCCAGCTGTCGTCCTCCCACACCTTCTGCATAATTTTCATCACTTGTTTTCTTTCTTCATCCAGTTGCAGTCCGGTTAGTTCCACACCGTTAGAGCTACCTTTGCGAATGCGAATTACCGTTTTGGGATACAGGGGGCGCAGATTGCGGTAAAGCTCGGATTCAAGTGCGTCCAAGGTAGACTGGCTAATCTTCTGCTCTTTATCGATCATTATTTCAATGCGCATAAAAGTCACCTCAGCTGATGACATCCATTGAGCGGTTGTATTCGTGGCTTCTGATTTTTGCCATGAGTTCATCAGTCAATTCAGAAACCCACTGCAGAGCCAGCCCCTTCTCTTCATCACTACACTCACTAGCCGCTACAAGCTTAAGAAAAAAATCAATGCGCTGGAGCTTCAAAGACTCCAAAAAATAGTCCTGCATCTTTCCTCCTATGACACCAAAACAATACTGTATGCATAACCACTGTTTATATTTACAGTATATAATAATCTTACTGATGTAAAACGTTTTTTTTACGTTCATCGGCCTGATATGCCTGGTATTATTAAGAGCACGAATTGTTAACCCGCGTAATTAATACAGGTTCCGCCACTTATCATCTTCCTTCAGACGCTGGTTCCGATAGAAGATACGCAGGCCTGCTCCTGACGGAATACTGCCGCCGCGAAGGAGCAAATCGACTTCTTTCTCGCTGCCATCAAATCCCCTGGACTTCAGTTCATAGACGAGCTGCTGTCGCTGATGGTCTGTAATTCGCTGTTTGTAGTCTTTACGCCGTTTCGGTTTCACCTGGCGTAACCTTGCAGCCAGTTCCCGGCGCTCTTTTTTGCTCATACTGTGCAGGTAATCGTGCAACTCCTTGTCATTCATACGGGTAATATCCGTTCTGGAGTCCCCATCAGCTGATTTGTCTTTCCCTTGTTGGTTCAAATTTTCAGCAAGGGGACAGTTATTGCCACGAGTCCAAGGGGCGCAAGCGCCCTGGTCGGCTACCGCCTCCTGAACGTCAACGGCCTTACGAACCATTTTCCACTTCACTGCATGAGTGCAGATCTTGCCCTCTGCAATGGGTGACCAGATGCCATAAATACGAATGCCGTGATCGCCATAGGCGGTCGGCTCTTCGTTGATTTCATAAGCGGTTCTGATAAGGTGATATTTACGGGGAACCAGTACGCCGCCCTGCTTCATGATGTAGGTGGCAAAACAACCAGCATCAGCAGCAGCCAGGATGGCATCAAGGCGCGGGTCATCCAGTATCGGCGCACCTGCTTTTTTGTCACCCTGTTGCCTTGCCGCCTGACCAGCCAGCAAGCGAAGTTCACGGTAAGCCTGACGTCCCGGAATACCAAAGAAGCGGAACTGCTGAACACGATGCAGAGACGCCCAGGCATTAACGTATTCGGCGTTATCACGCAGGGATTTACCCGTTTCCTTGCTGATCTCGCCAGCCAGACCACGCCCGTCAATGTTCTTACTGATGTATTTCGCGATGTAGCTTGTCGGTGTTCCTTTGCGCCGGTTAATCAGCTCAGACTTAAAGCGTGGCCCCGTGTTGTTGCCCAGCTCCTCGCGGTCTACACGGATGGCAAACTTACGCAGTAATGCAGTGATGGCGCGGCGGTCTTTTTTACGCATGAAGCACATGAGATGCCAGTGCACAGTACCGTCATGGTGCGGCTCAGCCACCCGCACGCCATACCAGCGCAACCCGGTTTTGTGCATTGCCTTACGAAATGCAGCAAACATGCCGACCATATAATCGCTGCTTTGTCTTACCGTCGCATTTGTCCAGGTCGGGTTGGGTCTGCCGTTGTTGAGCGTGGAATGGAAACGTGACGGACAGGTGATAGTGTAGAAAACGGCGCAGTCACCGCGCATTTCCGCGATAAGCTCCAGACCTTTAACACAGGCCATCATCTCATTGCGGCGATGCGCAGGGTTGCTGCTGCTGGCGTTTACCACATCCTCCATGTCCAGCGTGTCGCCGTCTTCGTTCACCAGTTCATGAGAACGGAAAAACTCCAGCGACTTACGGCGCTGCTCACGTTTATGCATCACGGCTTCATAGCTGACATAGGGAGATGCTTTTTTGCTGACCAGGCAGACAGCACGCAACTGCTCTTCCCGCCATTCGCAACGCATCTTCCATAATTTCCCATACCACCAGTCGGCGCACAACATACGCGCCAGCGAACCCGGAATGAGTTCATAGGGCACGGGTTTACGGCGGTTTCTTTTCCGACGGAGTTGCTCAAACGCAGGTGGGATGACATCCAGACGCAGGGTTTCCGCCGCCACCTTTTCCCATGTCTTGCGGATTTCTTCTGGCTTAACGTCATCGGTGGCATACAAATCGCCACAAGCTGCATCAAGGCACATGCTCATATGCGCAGCTACCAGGGTGGACAGGCGTTTCACCTGATCCTGACTCATTTCAGGCAGGATCAGCAGGCCCTCCAGCCCTTGATGGCTTGCCATAAAACGGAAAGAAGCAGACAGCTGACTGTCACGTACACAATCCAGTCGCTCCAGACATGGCTTAATCGTCTCACGCAAATAGCGGGAATAAGCCTTTGGCCTGCCCAGGCTGCTGAAGTATTCGATACGTTGCATCAGCGGCTTGCTAATATGGGTGGGCTGGGCGCTGACGTCCGCCAGAATGACCATGTCCGGGTTAAAACGCTGCTGTTCATGCGCTAGCTTTGCCCGGCTAATGAGCTTATCCTGCTCCATTTCGCGCTGGACAGGATCACGAGATTCATTAAAGAAATAACGCTCCCAGACCTGCTCACTCAGTGCATCGCGGCGCAGCTGTTCCTGCTCATTATCGGCAGCGTACAGAGTGATCAGGTTTAAAAGTGCAGACTCCGGAGCAACTTCCGCCGGGTCCAGATAAGGGTTAATGGCCTTTTTCGGGCCGTTCCATGAAAATGCTGCAGCGGCCTCGTTAAAGCCGCTAGAGTTGCTCATATCGTCATGACTCATACACGCACCTCGTACACAGCAGAACTATCCACGCCACGCGAAGGATCAAATCCCACCCAGCAGCGCGCCCCGGAAACAGCAATGATTTCTGTTGCAGATTTACTCTCGCCAGCCGACACGCCGATGCTGCGTTTTGCCTTGATGTAGTGGTGAGTGAAATTTCGATACAGCGAACGGATCAGGGATGTGTCACTGTTAGAAACAATGACTGGATGACCTTCTGATGATCGATATTCAAGAACAGATGCCAGGTGATACTGGTCATCTTCAGTGAAGCCGTCAGTGTGATAGCCGGAAAACGTACCGTCATAAGGCGGATCGCAATACACCACATCCCCCACCTGCAGCATCGCCAGCGTTTCATCAAAGCTGGCGCAGATAAACGTTGCTCGCTGGGCTTTCTCTGCAAATGCGCGAATTTCTTTTTCAGGGAAATACGGATTTTTATAATTACCGTATGGAATGTTGAAATGCCCGCTCTTGTTATAACGACATAACCCACGGTAACCATGACGATTGAGATACAGGAAATATACCGCTTTCATGAAATCAGTAATTTCAGTGGAGTAATTAAACTCCTGCCTTATGTTGTAATAAGCCACCTCCCTGTTTGCTTCCTCAAATAAAGCTCTGGCACGAGATATAAACGCCTCGCAATCAGCAGCAACCTTTTTATAGAGGTTGATTAAATCAGGATTAATATCCGCAACAAGATAGCTGGGGTAATCCGTCTCCATCATCACAGCACAGGAACCCGCGAAAGGTTCAACCAGTCGCGGGCCAGCAGGAAGATGTTTTTTCAGTTCGGACATAATGGCAGTTTTATTACCCGCCCATTTCAGGATGGTGCTCATACAGCACCTCCGTTGTAATGTTTGCCTTTCAGCTCTGCGATTTCCTGACAGGTAATGCAAAGCTGCACACCTGGAATGGCGCGGCGGCGTGCTGGCGGAATTGGCGCTTCACACTCAATGCAAAGCACGCGGGACACGCCCGGCGTTTTGGCACGGGCAGCACGGATATGGCGCTGGCGTTCTTCTTCAACGCGCTGCTGTACAAGATCCATTGCATCAGCCATTAGTGGATCTCCTGCGCTTCGTTCTGGATTGCTTCAGCAGTTACACGCAGTAGTTCTGCTGCTTCGACGTGGTTTAGCTGGCGGGATGTGATATGACACGCCAGGCTATCAAGGCGAGCTGCCATTGCTTCAGCCCTTGCCCGGCGTTCTTCCAGACGAGCCTCTGTCAGTAAAATATTAAGCCCTGCATCATCCGGTCCGGTTTTAGTCGTGAGGGTTTCAATATTACGCATAATCAATTCTCCTGAATTTAGATAAAGGGATACCCGGCGGGTTTACGCCATTAATTTCATTAGTTGGTTAATTCGGCATGGTTAGCCGTCTGGGAAATAAGCTCACCACTGCACGAAAATGATTCATTGCTTTAATCAACTCCCGCTTTTCGTCAGTGGTCAGCTCATTAATGCTGATGCTATGACGTTCAGCTGGAATTTTTGCCATAAAGAATATAGCAGCCAGTGCCCGTTTATTTTGTTCGTTATTGATATCCCGTGGATCACGCATATCTTTAATAAACCGCTCAAGCTCTGACTCAATATTCAGGCCAAATACTTTCGCCCTTAACTCCGCAATATGGTTAAGTCCATTCAGGCGTTCACCGGGGCTTAATGGAACAGTCGCCGCAGCGCCTTCAATAGCCATTTGTTCCCCCGTTTTTTCGTAGATAGTTCTGCCAGCAATTCATCTTGTGAACGGCACGGATGCCAGCGTTTACCATCCTCCCCCATGATCCAGCCGTGACCGTAGTGCATTGCCGGGCTTTGTTTTACCAGCAGCGATGCAAATGATGGTTCTTTCGTCAGCATAAGCACCTCACAGCAAACCGAATGAGGCACCGAGGCCAGTCACGGTATCAACTGCACTCGCCATCGCAGGATTAGCCTGTAAACGGGCCTGCAATGAAACAGCAGCCAGCGCCATCAGTCGTGTAACAGAGTTAATGCTGCTGATCGCATCACGACGGCCTGCACTGGTTTTTACATCGCCAGAAACCGCACCTGCTGCGACACGCCCTATCTCTGCAGTTGCACTCATAACGTAATGCGGCAGTTTCTCTTTCGCTACCTCATTAATCGGAACACATGGCAGACAATGAATCTGTGCCAGAAAACCATCTACCAGCGTTGAATCTTCAGTCAGATCGGTAAGCAGCCAGATTTCTGGTGCGGTTAATAAATGAGGTTGAGCTGGGTTCAGCTTGTTCCGCAGAATCTGTACATTTATGCCTGCACGTTCTGCCAGTTGCACCAGGTTGTGGCGCAGTGCAAATGCACGACAGGCTTCATCAAAATGTGGATGTTTGGAAACTTTATAATCAAACATAGTTTTCAACTCCGAACTTATCGCAAAATCGAACTCACCGTCTTATTGCGAAAGTAGACGGTTATTAAGCAGACAAAGCATCAACTGTCAGAGCAACCAGGTTAATCATTACCTTTTCACGTTTTTTGTCTTTTCGAAGACGATGACGAGGTAGTCGGCCATCAGCCAACATATCGTTAATCGTATCAATAGAAAGGCCTGTCAGTTCGCTATAACGTTCGATCGTGACATGTGGTGTATTCAGAGTAATTGAAATGTTAGGTGTCATAAGGCAACATTCCTTATAGATATGGCTTGTGGCGAGCCGTAGTTTGTCGTGATTAGTAGTGAAGGCTCCAAAAGAACACTTCTGGTTCAACTTTAAGATCGCTTTTGGAATCTGTCAACGAATTTTGGATTTCCTTGGAGGACTCATGGATTTCAGCAGCGGTGGTAAGAAAGTCATTGAACGTCTAGTTGAGGCGTACGGGTTCTCTACGAGACAAGCTCTTTGCGATCATTTGGGAGTATCCAAGAGCACCATGGCTACACGTTACATGCGAGACATCTTCCCTGCAGATTGGGTTTTGCAATGTGCTATTGAAACTGGTTATCCACTAGAATGGCTGGCATTCGGTATAGGGGACAAAAAACCCTCAAATATAAATGCACAAATTTTGGTACCAAAGAAAAAATTAATTTCAGGAACGTTAATTGAAGATGGAGCATATATTTTTGATAAAACATTCTTACCTGAAAAAATATGTAATCCGTTCATCATTCAAGATCTGGATAACGAATACATATGTAGCTTTGAATATAATGACATAAGCGATGGATTGTGGCTAATAGGCATAGACGAAAAAATTTCGGTCCGAACCCTGACCCGCTTACCTAATAACAGGTTATATGTTGAAGGAGGAAATCGTGGCTTTGAGTGTTCCAGAGATGAAATACAGGTTATTGGAATTGTGTGGTGCTGCATACTAAGAAGAGCAGAAAAATTTTAGTACTCAATATATTAAATAACTGGAGTTCTAAATGCCTATTGAATATACGTTTGATTATCGTGATGAGTTCCTTCGTAAGCCTATTGCTGAAAAATTAATAGCTCTACTGAACTCTGATATTAACTTATCTCCGCTGGTTATAGATGGCGGATGGGGCACGGGAAAAACAGAGTTTTGCAAAAAAGTTGCAAATCTAATTGAAAACAATAATCAAAAACATAAAGTAGTTTACATTGATGCTTTCGCTGAAGATCATAATGATGCCCCCATTTTGACGTTAATGGCAGGTGTTGCTGCACTTTTGCCCGAAGACAAACGAAAAGAGTTGATAAGCAAAACACTACCAGCAATACGTTTTGGTTTGAAAACCATTTTCAAAGCTGGCACTGGATGGGTGTTAAAACAAAATGCAGATGACATTGTTGATGGCTTCGAAGATGCTATCAAAGAAGCCACTTCGAGTGCAATCGACAGTACAATTGAAACATTATTAGACGATCATATAGAAGCACAGAAAAACATCGAGACATTGAGAAATACAATTTCGCAACTTACAGAGAAATTTAAAATAACGATTATTATAGACGAACTGGACAGATGTAAACCTACATTCGCTCTTTCAATCATAGAAAATATTAAACACATTTTTGAAATAAAAAACTTGAATTTTGTTTTGGTTGCAAAGACTCAACAACTCAAAGCATCAATAAGCCATCTGTATGGTTTATCCATAAATGCAGAACAGTATTTAGACAAATTCATAAAATTTACATTTGTATTGCCCGATACATTTAAACCAGACAACTATACACCTGCATACGCATCTGTCGCTTTATGGGAAATATTAAAAAATGATTCTCAAAGACTGCAAGAAGTAAACGAAGAATGCGGGCATATTATAAAAACGATAATACAAAGAGCTAAGTTGTCTTTACGTGAAGTAGAAACATTATCGCGCCATTTTGAAATATATCAGGTGCTATCTCAATCTGGAATTGGTCCAGAAAAAATATTTGGTTATTCATTATACCGAACGTTAGGAGTGATGCTATATTCTCTAAATCGCCCTTTGGCATTAAGCTATCTAGATAATTCTGTGGATGCAGAAAGTACTATCAAAACATTAGGCTTTGAATATTTAAGTTATGATGAGGATATTTATAGTGTAGATAATACTGAATATGCTATTTATGGGATCGTACTAGACTATATTGATGCAACATCTCCATTCTTTATAAAGGATGATGAAACCAGAAAAAAATGGACTGAACATGCTACCTATAGTTTCTTTCAAAAGGGCTTAAATACTGTTCCTCCCCGAAAACTTGTTTCGTCCGCCATTGAAGTTTTAATGCTCAACTAAAGATGTATAATTGACTGATTTCATACATTGACACTGATTATATATACAGTAAAAATGCTCTCCACTGGAGGGCATTTTTTATGGCAGTACGAAAACTCACCACAGGAAAATGGCTTTGCGAATGTTACCCCGCCGGACGTAGTGGGCGTCGTGTGCGTAAACAATTCGCCACCAAAGGCGAAGCACTGGCTTTTGAGCGTCACACGATGGAAGAAACCGAAGCAAAGCCCTGGCTGGGTGAATCAGTGGATCGTCGAACACTGAAAGACGTGGTTGAGCTATGGTTCAAACTACATGGTAAATCTCTGACAGCTGGGCAGCATGTCTATGACAAATTGCTGTTGATGGTTGACGCTCTAGGCAATCCTCTTGCAACCGATCTCACCTCTAAAATGTTTGCCCACTATCGAGATAAACGCCTGACAGGCGAGATCTACTTCAGCGAGAAATGGAAGAAAGGAGCAAGCCCGGTCACCATTAACCTGGAGCAAAGCTATCTAAGTAGTGTTTTTAGCGAACTATCCCGTCTGGGCGAATGGTCGTATCCGAACCCACTGGAGAACATGCGAAAATTCACCATCGCAGAAAAAGAGATGGCATGGCTTACCCATGAGCAGATTGTTGAATTGCTGGCTGATTGCAAACGTCAGGACCCAATTCTGGCACTGGTAGTTAAGATATGCTTAAGCACAGGCGCACGCTGGCGTGAAGCCGTAAATCTTACCCGCTCACAGGTGACCAAATACCGAATTACCTTTGTAAGAACGAAGGGGAAGAAAAACAGAAGCATCCCTATCAGTAAAGAGCTTTACGAAGAGATCATGGCGCTTGATGGGTTCAATTTCTTCACAGACTGCTATTTTCAATTTTTATCCGTGATGGAAAAAACGTCTATCGTGCTCCCTCGCGGTCAACTGACACACGTTCTGCGCCATACGTTTGCGGCGCATTTCATGATGTCGGGTGGAAATATCCTTGCTTTGCAAAAAATCCTCGGACATCACGACATAAAAATGACCATGCGTTACGCACATCTGGCACCGGATCACCTGGAAACTGCATTACGGTTTAATCCGCTGGCAACACTACCAACATCAACAGCAACTGTTTGA